GGTTGAAACACCTGCATTTTGAAGAACTGCATACTCGAAGGCCAGAGCTGGAGACCGGACAGAGTGGTCATGTTGGGAGTTGTCTGTCTCGATGAAATACAGGTGTTGCCTGAATTTCATCACCACAGCACAATCATCTCCTGCAACAATGACATGCATGCCTTGCATGGTCAACGCTTGCTGAAACCAATTCGTCAATGCGGAGGTGGTCATTCCTGCACCTATCGTAGCTGTCAACGTGAAGCTTTCCGTCTCATCCCATGACTCATGTGCGACGCGAAATTTGAAGAGGGGCTGGTCAATCGAAAACCGTCGTTTCAAGATCTTCGTGGCACGGTAGACGGCTGGACCGAGGGTAACGGCAACCACAGGGTCTACTGCGTCAACCGGTCGAGGCACGAAGAAAAGCTTCAACAACTTTTCGTCCCTTTTTGAATTCGTTTGCACGCCGTTAATCTTTTTCGATGCAAGAGATAGTGGCGAAGCTACCACTTTGCGGCGTGCGTTAGTATACACAGGGACTTTGGCTGGATTGACATGTTTTATCCACTCTCCCCAATTCTCGGGGTCAGCAGGGTCACCAATCTCCTCATCTCGTATTTCGAGATCAAATCGCTCCATTCGCAGAATCTGGGCCCAGGGACGGTCAGGCGTTTTCTTCAATCGCTCTGGCAGATCATCGTCGAACCGACTTAGGCGGCGGACATGCGGGGTGCTCTTAGTTGTTGTACACAACATTGAGTAGGCCGTTTGCCAAACGCCGTGAGTCGATTCATACTTGACCTGTTTTAACAAACGATTGTTAATCATTGCCACCGTATTGATGCCGCTGAGAGCGGGCTTATACATGGGTGCATTGTGAGCAATCGCTTGATAATAACCACTCGAGTCTTTTTCTTCAGAAGCAAACACAATGTGCGGCTCTTGAGACACCAGAATGGTAGGGTCGATTGTGGAACATGTCGGTCGTCGACTGTTCATGGCAGGCACGAAATAATGCCACCCGATCGACGACAGTCGTTTGACTGTCGGAATCGAAGGCAAAGGTTCTTCGGGCCCGTACCAGTATGCTTGGAACTCTTCAATGGGCGTTTTCCGACTGTAACGGTGTTTCAACACAGCCGCCAAAAGAAAACTGAGCACGGAGATAAACAATGCATGTGTTGCCACACTAGCAGTGTTTTCCACTGCAGTGGACAGTCGCCACAGATTGTACCCCATGTGCCAGCTCAAGGCGATCGGGAGAGGTAAGAAAGCCCAAGTAGTGTGCAGACCCACATGCAAAAGCCACTCGTCTATTGAACTGACCGGATCGGCAGTTGCGAACAGAACAGAGAAGACAATTCGCAATGATGGATCGCAAACATGCTTGAGAACTTCCTCAGCCAAAGGTGATAAAACAACCGTTTTCAAGATCGAACCCACAGGGATCAACGCGGGCAACCCTTCTTTCCATCGGTAATACGTCGTACCAATCGCCCCAAACGATGACGTGAATGATTCACGCATCATTTGAGGCAATTTGACCGC